TCGCTGGTCATCCTGCCGTAACAACGCATGGGCCAAGATGGATATCAACCTGCCAAACGTATCGGCTGATATCACAACGTCTAAGCATTCCAGTAAAGTTGCACGGCGGTTCATTGCCCTACACGGCATTGATGGCTCATGTTCCAACCTTGTGTTCTTTGGTGCCATCGACTTCTTTTGCACCAATGGCATCATCGTCGGCCAGCATGACAAGGTGAAGCGTAAGAACACCAGCGGGTTCAACCTATCATCTTTTGCAGACAAGCTGCATGACCACAAAGATGACTTTGAAGCGGACACCAAGAAGTTTCAGCGTTGGGCTGAGACAGACATCTCGTCTTTCGATGTCAAGAACATTCTTGAGTCTATCATTAAGTCTGACAACAGGGCAGAAAAAATGTATGGCCTGTACAGTCAGGAATCTGCTAAACGTGGACGCAACCTGTGGGCTTTGTACAGCGCGTTCACCAATTACGCAACCTATGCGGATAACCGTAATGGATTCCACCTGCGTAACACCGGCAACGACAACGACGCTGAGAACATGTACAAGCGTGAACATGAAGTTGCTGGCTGGATTGATAGCCCCGCTTTCAAGCGCATGGAACTTGCAGCAGCTTAACTAAACAGGGAGAGTGGCACTCGCTGCTCTCCCATCATCTACTATCTTGGGAGGTATCTATGGCTTTGCTCACCGTCAAACAGTTGTCTGACAAATACTTTATGTCTAGTGATTACAATGCGTTATCGGACAAAAGTAAAGTTGACTATAAAAACTTTATGAACATCCTTCTAGGCACAGAAGTGGACGAATGTATAATTCAAGAGGCTGTGGCAAAACGTCTCACTGGTCCGACTGCTCGTAAAGCATATGAACAGTGGCTTGAGCGTGGCGTTCCAATGGCCAATCACATTTGCGCTGTTGCACGTAAGCTGTACTCGTTTGGCATGGAGATGGGTTATGCAGATATGAATCCGTTTGCAACCTTCAAGCGAAAAACTGTCAAGCCTCGTAAAACTGTGTGGACACAAGATGAACTGCGACTTTTTCTTGACACAGCTTATTCAGACTATAAGTATCGCAGTGTCGGTCTAATTGCACAGATGGCATATGAATGGTGCCAGCGTATTGGAGACATGCGTACGTTGAAGTTTGATTGCGTTGACTTGGAGAATGGTGTGCTGAATCTGGAACAATCAAAGCGTGGTGCCGTTGTTCATCTGCCTATCAGTGACCCTATGGTGGCCATGCTGACACAGCAGAAGGAAGACTTTGGCTTCCAAGAATATGTAGTACCCTATCCTCGCCCTAGGAAGGCCGTATACAGCCCTTTCAGCATGGAAAGGCTATCTAGGTACGCCAGAGAGATTACGCGCCTTGCTGGGCTTCCTGACGAGTTACGCCTCGCTGACTTACGCCGCACAGGCACGACAGAAATGGTTGAGGCGGGTGTCGGTATTGCACAAATCATGTCGGTTACGGGACATGCCAACCCGCAGTCAGTGAAGCCGTACATGAAAAATACTTTGGCTAGCGCAGAATATGCATTGACAGAACGAAATAACCGTGTTACAAGCATGACAAGTGCCGCAAAGGAAAGTGTAAATACATGAATACTATATATAACATTGTAAGTGATATGGATGTACCAGTTGGAACTACAGTACGTACTGAGTGTCCTTCCTGTAAACAACGTACATTTACCGTGACCAATGAGATGGGTACACTCAAGTGGAATTGCTTTCGTGCTTCTTGTACAGTAAGTGGTGCCACACAAGTGAGCATGTCCATCGAAGACATCAAAACTGCATTGCTTGGGTACGAGAAAGAAGAAGACCAATTACCAGAAGATTTTGTGTTACCTGAGTATATTGTCAATCCTCCGTGGATTGTAGCTGAGTGGGCAAGTGAGTTGTATGGCCTTGACCACAAGGAACTTGGTCTTATGTACGACGTGAAGGAAAGTCGTGTGGTGTTTCCAGTAAAGCATGATGGTCGCATCGTGGATGCTACAGGTCGTGCGCTGGACAAGGGTGGAATAAAATGGAAGCGATATGGAAAAAGCCCCTTGCCATACGTACACGGCTGTGGTAAAACTGCCATCGTTGTTGAGGACTGTGTGAGTGCCGCAGTTGTAGGCGGTGATGAATACGTTGGGGTCGCTGTGTTGGGAACATCACTGTCGGAATCACACAAGAGGTATCTCTCGCAGTTCTCAACAGCTATCATTGCGCTGGACCCCGATGCGCTACTAAAGTCGATAGAGTTTGCTAAAGAATTACGATTGCATGTTGACAATGTTCATGTAGTCAAGCTATCAGATGACCTGAAATACCGAAACCCCGAAGACTTAGACAAGTTGACCAACATAGGAGTATAGAATGGAACTGGCCCTTATCCGTTCCTTGATGAACAAAGAGTTCTACGATGACCATCGTGGTGCGCGTTGCCCTGACCGGCTGTTCAGCAAGGACGCCCGTAAAATTAAACAAGCAGTAGATGGTGCAATGGACCGCTACTCACGTGACGTAACACCTGACGAAGTTCAAGCACTGTTCTTGGCTGACAACCCTACCATGACTACTGCCACCAAGCAGGGTTATGAAGCGTTGTTCGACAAGATTAAGCGTGAGCCAGCAATGGGTACAGATATTGCACAGGATGTCCTGTCCAAGCTGTTCCAGCGCGTTATTGGCGAGGACATTGCCAGTCTTGGCGTAGACTACGTGTCCGGTAGCAAGAGCAGCCTTGAGCCGCTTCGTCACCTTCTTGAGCAGTATGGCGATGACTTCACCCCTAACCTAAACATTGAGTGGGACGACATCGACATGGACACACTGATGTCCAAAGCTGACCTTGAAGCACGGTGGGCGTTCAACATCTCTAGTCTGACACGTAAGGTAGAGGGCGTGAACGATGGACATCTCGTTGAGGTCGGCGCACGGCCCAACACAGGTAAGACATCCTTCCATGCCAGCTTGATTGCGGCACCGGGTGGCTTTGCCCATCAGGGTGCGAACTGCATCATCCTGTGTAACGAGGAAGGATACCATCGTGTTGGCGCACGTTACCTGACTGCTGCCACCGGCATGACCATGCAGCAAATTAAAGAAAACCCTAGCATGGCGCGTGACCTGTATGCACCTGTCAAGGAACGCATCAAGATTAAAGACGCCACTGGACGTGACATGAATTGGGTTGAGTCCGTGTGTAAGACATACAAGCCTGACATTGTTCTGCTGGACATGGGTGACAAGTTTGCACGGACAGGTGGCTTTGCCCGTACAGACGAAGCACTCAAAGCCAATGCCGTACATGCCCGGATGATTGCCAAGGAGTATGGCTGTGCCATCTTCTACATGTCGCAGCTTTCCGCAGAGGCAGAGGGTAAGATTGTACTGAACCAGAGCATGATGGAAGGCTCACGTACAGGCAAGGCAGCAGAAGCTGACCTGATGATTCTCATTGCCAAGAACCCGCCGGTTGAGGGTCAGGACGAAGAGGATACACAGCGTCATCTGAACATCGTAAAAAATAAGTTGACAGGCTGGCACGGTAGTGTACACTGTGAACTTGATTATCGGACAGCGAGGTATGAAGCATGAAACTAACACTTGACGTAGAGAACACTGTCACCAAGCGTGACGGCAAGATGCACCTTGACCCATTTGAGCCAGACAATACGCTGGTCATGGTGGGTATGTTGACAGACCAAGGCCAGTGCCTGACGTTTCCGTTTGACCACGCTGACCGTCCTAATCAGGAGGACTACTACGAGCGTGTGCAGATGATGCTGGATGAAGCAACTGTGCTTATCTGTCACAACGCAGCGCACGATTTGCTGTGGCTATGGGAGTCTGGATTCAAGTATGATGGTCCCGTGTTCGACACTATGCTGGCAGAGTACGTTCTACAGCGTGGCATCAAAGAGCCGTTGTCTCTTGAGGCATGTGCAGAGCGTTACGAACTGGACACCAAGAAGCAAGATACCCTCAAAGAGTATTTTGCCAAGGGCTATAGCACCCGCGACATTCCGTACAACGAACTAACGGAATACCTTATCGCTGACCTTGAAGCCACACAGCAACTTGCTGATAAGTTGATGCACCGGCTCAACACTCCTGCCGATAGTGGGCTGATGTCTACGGTTGACCTGACCAATCAGGTAGCTGTGTGCCTGACCAAAATATATCAGCGTGGCTTCACTGTAGACCGTAAAGCGTTACGGGATGTGTATAATGAATTTGAGTACGAAAAGATTACCCTTGAGCGTGACCTAAAAGAGCATGTGTACAAGCTGATGGGAGATACACCAATCAATCTCAACAGCCCGGAACAGCTTGGGTGGGTTGTATATGGCCGTAAAGTAATCAATAAACAGGAGTGGGGTGAGAAGATGGACCCCTTTATGGATGCATCTGACTTTTATCAGATGGTACAAAACGGTACAGAACGCATATTTAAAACTCGCGCTGAAAAGTGTGGCACCTGTAAGGGTAAAGGCCACGTGTACAAGGTTCGTAAGGATGGCAGCAATTATAGCAAGCCACACAAATGTAAGGAATGTGACTCGCTTGGCTATATATTCAAGCCTACATCCAAGTTTGCTGGCCTTAGATTCAAGCCACCATCAGCTAAGTGGTTGAGTGCAAACGGTTTTACTACGAGCAAGGGTAACTTAGAAACACTAGAAGGTGTTGCTCGTTCCAAGGGTATGGACGATGCAGTGGACTTCCTGTCAAAAGTTCGACGCCTTTCTGCTGTAGAAACCTATTTGTCTTCTTTTGTTGAGGGTATTCGCATACACACTAAAGAAGATGGAAAGCTGCATGTTCGTTTACTACAGCACCGCACATCAACAGGACGTTTTTCCGGTGCGGACCCAAACATGCAGAACATGCCACGTGGCGGCACTTTCCCCGTAAAGAAAGTGTTCGTGTCTCGTTTTGATGGCGGCAAGATAATGGAGGCTGACTTTGCGCAGCTAGAGTTTCGTACTGCCGCATATTTATCACAGGATGGAGTTGCAATTGAAGAAGTATCTACTGGGTTTGATGTACACAGTTACACCGCTAAAGTTATTACCGATGCTGGTCAACCTACGGATAGGCAGACTGCGAAGGCTCACACGTTTGCACCGCTTTATGGCGCAACAGGCTTTGGGAGAACGCCAGCGGAAGCAAAATACTACACACACTTCACGGAGAAATATCAAGGCGTCTCAGATTGGCATTCCCGATTGGCTAAAGAGGCTATAAACACAGGTAAAATTACTACACCATCAGGTCGTGAGTTTTCCTTTCCTAATGTAGTGCGTAAGGCAAGTGGTCGTGTGTCACACTTTACACAGATAAAAAATTACCCGGTTCAATCGTTTGCCACGGCAGATATTGTACCAATCGCTCTACTACACATTGATAAATTACTTGACGGTATGAAATCTTGTGTGGTAAACACAGTCCATGACTCAATAGTCATTGACGTTCACCCAGATGAAGAGAGGAGAGTTATCAATATAATACAACAGACTAACGATGAATTGCCTGACTTGATTGCTATACGTTGGGGATTAGCATTCAATGTTCCGCTAGAACTAGAGGCAAAAATTGGCCCCAACTGGCTTGACACTAAAGATGTGTCGTGATATAACTAGGGCTTTCTAACTCAAAGGAAGGAGTATAAAACAGATGGAACTGACTACCATTGATACTAACAACTACGCCATGATGGCAAAGGCTATGGGCATTGCAGGAGAAGCTACTGATAAGAAAAGTAGCAGCCTTCCACGTCTGCGCATTAACCACTCGCCCATCATTGGTTCTGATAAGGTGCTTGTTAAGGCTGGCACATATCGTCTGGAGGTGCCGGATGGCCCCACCTATTATGCTGAGTCCGCGACTATTCGTCCGTACATGCAACGGTTCATGTACAAGCGTTTTGTCAAGGGCGTTGGTGATACCCCGAACCGCTACATCAAGACTGTGATGGCAGATAATCTGAACATTGACCTAAAGGATAATGATGGTGGTTTCAACTGCGGTAAACCCGCTGGGTACATTGAAGACTTCAAGGCACTGCCCCAGAATATGCAGGACTTGATTCGTCAGATTAAACGTGTACGTGTCGTGCTTGGAACAATTGAACTCTCCAAAGTCGTCACCTCAGAAGGCAAAGAGGTTACTGTGGATGAATCACCCTTTATTTGGGAGATTGACAACCGTGACGCCTTCAAAGAAGTAGGCGGAGTATTCACTAAGCTGGGCAAGATGCAGCGTCTTCCTGTGCAGCACGAGGTGGCTCTTGGCACGACGGAGCGTCAGCTTCCTAATGGCAACAGCTTTTTCTTGCCTACCGTGTCTCTTAACCTGAACAACTCTCTTGCAATTGAAGAGAGTGAGCATACTATGTTCAGCGACTTCCTGTCGTGGGTTGAGAACTACAACACGTATATCCTGAACACTTGGGCTGAAAAGGCCACAGAGCAGATGGAAGACGATGACATCGACGTTGTAGACGATTTGGTTGATATTGAAGTAGAAGAGGTAGCGTAATGAACCACCCTGCTGAACTGGCGTTGCACCAATACATGGAGAATGCTGCTAATGGTAAGTCCACTATGTCAGAGGACACCATAAGGCAAGTAAGTCTTGATGTAGC